AGATAGGTATAAGTAAAGGCATGATTCAGATGCCACAAATCGAGTATGATAAAAAGAAAAGGTATAGCGATTACGAGAAGATGGATGAGTATCCTGAAATTGGCTCAGCCTTGGACATTTATTCAGACGATGGAACTCAAAAACATTTAAATGGGGGTATCCTACATGTGAAAACTGGTGAGAAGGGTGTAAGAGCGGAAGTAGAACACTTCATCGACATGTCTAACCTTAAAACTTATATTTGGGATATCGTTAGAAACGTAGCTAAGTATGGAGATTGCTATGTCGAGAATATTGTAGACCTTAACAACCCTGTCGCAGGTATTCAAAGAATTAAAATTTTGAATCCTAATTATATTACAAGAGTAGAGAATGAATACGGTTATCTACAAAAATACTTACAAGAAGTTCCTGATGTAAGGTCCGGGGGAGTCACTGACCAAGTTTATGGAAGTGCAGCTGCTGGCTCAGGAAAATTTTTAGATTTAAATAAAGAACAGATAACACATTTTAGAATTCACACTTCTGACCCTAATTTTTACCCTTATGGTAAATCAATTATCTTCCCTGCAATAACTGCGTGGAGGTCTTTGAAGTTGATGGAAGATGCTATGTTAATCTATCGATTAGCAAGAGCTCCAGAAAGAAGAGTATTTTACGTAGATACAGGTAACTTACCAACATCTAAAGTAGAAATGTACATGGAAAGGTTAAAGCAAAAATTTAAGAAAGAAAAATTCTTTGACCCTACGTCTGGTAAAATGAACGAAAGATATAATCCACTTTCAACTGATGAAGATTTCTTCGTACCTGTAAAAGGTAAAGGAAATGGAACTAGAATTGATACTTTACCAGGAGCTCAGAACCTTGGTGAGAATGATGACGTTAAGTACTTTAGAGATAAGCTTTTAGCTGCTTTAAAAGTACCTCAAGATTTTATTGTTGAAAAAGAACAATCTCCTGAGCGTAAATCTAACCTTTCTCAGCTAGATATTAAATTTTCTAGAGCTGTAGGAAGGCTTCAAAGAGAAGTTGAAATTGGTTTAAATACTTTAGTTAAGAGACATTTAACACTTCGTAACTATCCGAAAGAAATGATACGTGAGGTAGAAGTTACTTTATGTCCTCCTTCTGATTTGCAAGAAAAGAGAAGGTTGGAGTTAGATGAACAAAAAACTAGAGTAGTCCAAGCTGTTAAAGGTCTTGAGATGTTCACTGATGAATACATTTATGAAAATTATTTTAACATGAATGAAGATGAAATCAAAGAAATGAAAGATAGTCTAGAACAGCTTGCAAAAGAAGCTCAGGAAGCCGAAATGGCTCAACAGGCACCTATGGAAGGCTCTGAATTAGGAGGAGCAGACATGGGAGAAGGGGATATGGGAGGTCCTGAAGTTTAAATTAGCAATTTTACTACAATTAGGTATAATTTACAACGTATATAAAATAGGAATAGAGACATGCTATTAGAAAATAGAGACAAACATCTTACAAATTTGCACAAAGCTGCAGATTATCTTAGCCGTACATTACGGGAAAACTTTAAAGTATTTACAGTTGAATCATCAGAAAACAAAGTTCAATTTCTTTCTGAGAACAACAACTTGGTTACTTGTAACTATAAAGTTTCAGATACAAAAATTAATCTTTCTAACTTAGAGATTGATACTGTAGATAACTACCTTTCAATCGAGAGAATAGATGGAGTAGTAGTTGAAGGTATCTCTTCGTTTGTAAATGATTTACGAGAAAATCGCTTTGATAAGGCTGACACTTCTTTTGGAGATGTTCTTGGTTTGTTTGAAGACCGTAACAATTTAGATACGCTTCGCTACAAGTTTGAGAAGCACCAATCCTCATTCAGTAAAAACACTTCTATTGTAGAAACTTCTGAGTTTAAGAAGCTAGACGAGGCTTCCGAAAACTTAAAAGCTTTTATTACAGAAAACCTAGATGAGTTGATGCAAAACAAAGATATTGCCGATAGTATCGGAATAGCTAACGCTATGTCTAATGTTTTAGGCTCTCCTGCTAAACTTTCTGTTGAAGACTTGCAAGAGTCAGCTTCTTTGGAAGTAGATTTGAAAGATGGTAATAATCTTTATGAAATGGTATGTAAGCAAGAGCTTATGAGACAAGAGCTTATCGAATCTAAGGAAAACTTCTCAGGAGCTTGGATGACTAGCGATTCTCTTCAAAAACTATCTTCTTGCATCTTCTCTGACGAAAGTACAATTAACGAAAACATCGCAGCAGTTATTGAAGAAGTTCCTTACTTTAGCTTTGCTACTAAATCTGACCTAAATGAAGTGTTTACTTCTATTTACGAAGTCCATTCAACAGATAATATCCTAAAGAAAGATATAAAAGAATTTGTATCTAAGATTTTCGAAGCCAAAAAGCCAGTAAAAGAAAAGTTGGTTGATTTGCTAAGTGAAAAGTATGGTGTAAACGTTGCAAATCTTAAATTTGTACCTACATTTAGCAACTTAGCTAAAACTCAATCAGTATTCTTTGAAGTTCTTTCCATGTGCATGGAAGAGGGAATCTTGCAAGACGTTACCTCAGACTTTGCTAAAATGCTAAAAGGTAAAGGTGGAGTTGAAGTTCTAGATGTAAACGATTTAATTCAAGAGTTTACTGATACTGAAACTGAGCTAGATGAAAATATGCTAGTTAACTACGTTGACGTGCCTCGTCTAACTAAAGACCTTTCTTCAATCATTGATGTTCTTGGAACTCTAACATACACTAAAGTTGATTCTGACGAAGCTGCAGAAGAGGCTGAAGAAGCAGTGGAAGAGCCAGAAATGGAAGCTGAAGAAGCGCCTGCAGAAGAAATGGGTGAGGAAATGCCAGAAGAAGCTCCTGAAGAGGACGCACCTGTAGGTGATGATTCTGATTCAGAAGTAGGAATGGGTGGAGACGCTCAACCTTCTATGGATGGCATTATGTCTGACCTAAACAAAATACTAGGTGCTTTGGGTGGAAAAGACGAAGATGAAGATATGCCAGCAGACCAATACGGAGCTTAATCTAAGACGTATCCCTGCTTTAACCATCTGATTAACAGTTTTTGATGTCTTCCATACATCTGCATGAGGTCATTAACTGTAAATTCTAGAGACCGAACTGAGTCCTCTGTTATAACGGAGGGCTCATCGTTTTTTAAGGAGGTTAATCTATCTATTAACACTTGGAGTTGTTCTTTATCAGCTTGTGATAATAAGTTAACGTTTGATTCTTTAATTTTTCTTGATTCCATGAAATTCTATTATAAATTCTAGTTGTTTATAAGCGTCTACTCTGAGCTTAGAGTGTTTACCTAGGTAAGGAGCCTTATCTATAAAATCATAAATGTAAACTTTATTTTTATTTTTATGTTTTCTTAATGTACGTCCCAAGGCTTGAATAGTTGATATTTCTGATTTTAACCCTCTAGCATTAATTAAATGAGTTAGTTCAGGAATATCTATACCCGTCTGAAATATAATAGTTCCAATAATGACAGAAGGACCTTTTTTGTCTATAAACTCTTTCAATGTCTTGTTCCTATGCTCTAGGCTATCTTTACCTTCTAATTGAAATGAGTTAGGTATATTATCTTTAAAATACTTTGCATGAGAGAGGTTTTTGGTTAATATTAGAATTTTTGCATTATCATCTGTAATATTTTTAACAATATTTACAATAATTTCGTTTCTTCCCGTGTTATTAATAATATAATCATCATATATTTCAGGATAACCCATGTTCTCTGTAGCTAAAGGGTCTACATCTGGAAGTTCAATTAACTGTATAGAAGGAGTAGTTAGGTAACCTGAATCAGCTAACTCCTTAGCTGTAACTTCCTCTATCTCTCTCCCTAGAAAAGATGTAAGGGTTAGCCTAGAAAACCTATCTTTGGGAGGAGTGGCTGTTAAACCAATTCTGTAAGTAGCTTTAGGAAAAGAACTTAAAACCTTTCTGGCTACTTTACCTTTGGCAAACTCGTGAATCTCGTCAAACATGATAAACTCAGAATACTTCAAATGACTATGAATAACTTTATCAATAGATTGGATAGTCACTAAAGTTAAAGGTTTTATATCTACACCATCTCCGAAAGCAACCCCATGGTCTATGCCACATTTAGTTAAGAATTCAGATGTTTGAGTTAAGAGTTGCTTTTTATTAAAAAATAATAATCCAGTCTTCCCTTCCAAGGCTTTTAAAATTGAACCTATAACTATAGTTTTACCAGCCCCTGTAGGAGCTTTTATAATACATGATTTTAGTTCTAAAGCCTTATCTATTAAGACTTTCTGGTAATCTCTAGGTTCATAACCTGGTAATGTAGTATCTTGTAAATCTAGGTCTTCTCTGGAGTCTATTAATGTGTATTCTTCATCAATATAATCTAAATCTTCTAATATGCTATATAACAAGCCGGTTCCGAATTTACCGTTGGAAGGATTGAAAAACTTATTAGTCCCATCCCAATGTCCTCTTTTATAAGCAGGAGTGAATTCATGACCAGGTGCCTTACAACTGTATTTTTTACCTAATGCTTTTAAAAGCTTCTTGTTAGTAGTTTTTAAAACAGAGTAAATATTAGAAATATAAATTTCCATAATTTTTTTAATTTATCTATTATAGATGAAAATACTAAATTATTTTTAAAACTATGAATGAGAACCGCTCAATAATTGATATCGCTCAAGCTGCTAAAAAAGAACAGCAGACTGCTCCAGAAGCACCACAAACGTCTAGAGTCCAAACAGATAACTCGCAAGCAGATGCTTTAAAGGAACTACTTAAAAAAGTAGATTCTAAAATAGCTTGGGTAGACATCGAACTTCCTAGTAGGGGATTACTAAGTGGTGGCGCTAACTCTGAGGTTCAAATACGTCCTTTTACTTTCGAGGATGAAAAAATACTAAGAACTGTACGAAATGCGAATCAAGTTGCCGATATTAT